CCTTTGTAAAACGTTAAGCAAAACAGCCATGCCAAATCCTCCAAACAACATGACGCCAGCGGTGTTCAAGGCGCCGCGTGGCCGGAACGCTTTGAAGCCTCCTGCGGAGTTCGATGATGCAGCAAAGGCTGTTTGGGCGCGGGTTGTTTCCTCGCGGCCGGTTGAATTCTACGATCAAGCCGATGCCGACATGCTGCGGCGGTACTGTTTGCTAGAGGTGCGGCTGCGGGATCTTGAGCGGCGCATGGACGAAGATCCTGATGCTGTAAAGGACTTTATTCAGCTTACGCGCTTGCATATCGCGCTGGCGCGCGCGCTGCGAGTTTCCAAGCTCTCGGTGGTAAGCGGCGAAAGCGCGGTGAATAAGCGCCGTAGCCCGCACAGGGAATGGCTGCAGGAAGGCTGACACGATGGCCAAGGAGCGCAAGAGGCGCGGCCAGCCGCTAAAACCGTCCGAGCAAGTTGCGGCGTTCATCGAGGGCCATTGTGTGACACCAGAAGGCACGGCTGTAGGGAAGCCGTTCATTCTGCGGCCGTGGCAACGTGAGATCCTGCAGCAGTGCTACGACAGCCCAACGCGGCGCATGATCGTCACCATTCCGCGGAAGAACGGCAAGACAGGGTTGGCTGCTAGCCTGCTGCTAGCTCATCTGAGCGGGCCAGTTGCGGTGCGGAATAGCCAGATCTATTCGACTGCGATGAGCCGCGATCAGGCGGCGGTAATCTTTGGGCTGGCATCGAAGATGTGCAGAATGTCGCCTGAATTGTCGCAATGGGTAAACATCCGCGAGAGCGGGAAGGCGCTTGATGATCGCGAGACCGGGGTGAGCTATCGTGCGCTGTCGGCGGAGAGTTCGACGGCTTACGGGCTGTCGCCGATCATGACGTTTCATGACGAGCTCGGGCAGGTACGCGGGCCTGTCCATGAGCTTTATGACGCGATGGAAAGCGGTGCCGGCGCGCACCGAAGCCCGTTGTCGCTGATCATCTCGACGCAGGCGCCAAGCGATAACGACTTGTTGTCAGTGCTGATTGACGACGCCAAGCGCGGCGACAACCAGCAAAGCAAGCTGTTTTACCGCGCGGCGGAAGACGGAGATGACATTTTTGCGGAAGCTACATGGCGCAAGGCCAATCCTGCGCTTGGCGACTTCCTGCATTTGAGCGTGCTCGCTGAAGAGGCTGAGGTTGCAAAGCGGTTGCCGGCGCGCGCGGCGGCGTTCCAGAACCTGCGGCTTAATATGCGGGTGGAAGCAAAAGCGCGCTACATTGCGCAGACTATCTGGGCAATGAACAGCGGAAAAACAAACGAAAATATGCTCGAAGACGCCGTTTTGATCGTCGGTGGTCTTGATTTGAGCGCGCGGCAAGACCTGACAGCGCTTGTATTAGCGGCAGTGCAGAAGGACGGGACTGTTGCGATATTTCCGTATTTCTGGTTGCCAGAGGACGGCGTGTCAGAGCGCTCGCGGAAAGAGCACGTTCCCTATGACGAGTGGGCGAAGCGCGGTTTTGTTACCCTTTGCCCTGGGAAAACCGTCGATTATGAGTTTGTAGCGGCTAAAATTGGTCAATTGTGTGCCAATTTTGATATTTCCAAGATCGCTTATGACCGTTGGCGGATCGGAGATTTGAAGCGAGAGCTTGACCGCCATGAAATCAAGGTTGAGCTTGCGGAATTTGGCCAGGGCTTTAAGGACATGTCGCCAGCGCTCGAAGACATGGAAACGTTGCTTTTCGCTGGGAAAATCATGCACAATGACCATCCCGTGCTGTGTTATTGCGCAGAAAGCGCGGTTGTAGTAATGGACCCTGCGGGGAACCGGAAGCTTGACAAGGCACGCGCGACCGGGCGAATTGACGGGATGGTTGCGATGGCGATGGCAGTGCGGCTGACGACACAGCAGCCGGCGAAAAAGCGCAGCGTGTACTCCAGCCGGGGTATTTTGTTCGCATGAGCATGCTTGGGCGCTGGTTGTCGCGGATGACGGCGCCGGAACGGCCGTCCCGTCGTGGATTTTGGGGAATTTTCAATACTCCAGCCGGCGTTACAGTCTCTGAAGACGCCGCGTTGACGTATTCGGCGGTGTGGGCGTGCGTGCGGTACATCACCGACTCGGTAGCGCAACTGCCGTGGCAGGTGCGGCGGAGGACGGATGCCGGGAGTGAATTGTTTGAAGTGCATCCGGTCTACCGGCTATTGCACGATCGACCGGCGCCTGAGGTATCGCCGTTCAGTTTCAAGCAATTTTTGCTGCAATCTGCCCTGCTGTGGGGCAATGGTTATGCCGAGATCGCCCGAGACCAAGCGGACCGCCCGGCAATGCTATTCCCGATCGCGCCTGACAGGGTAACGGTAGATCGTCTAGAGGGGGAATTGATCTATCGTATCAGCGCAATCGGATCAGCGGCTGAGGAAGTTGTCTTGCCGGCGCGCGACGTGTTCCACCTGATCGGCCCGTATTCGCTTGATGGCGGAATTACGGGCCTTTCGCCAGTTGCGTATGCGGCAAAATCGATCGGCCTTGGCTTGGCAATGGAACGGTTTGGCTCAACATTTTTTGGCAATGGCGCGCATCCGGGCGGAGTGCTGCAACACCCAGGCGTTCTTGACGACCAAGCGCGCGAACAGCTGCGGGAAAGCCTGCGCAGCCGCTATGCGGGGCCAAATGCCAATACCACGATGATCCTTGAAGAGGGGATGACGTGGCACCAGGCAACAATCCCGCCGGAAGATGCGCAATTCTTAGAAAGTCGGCAATTCTCAGTTATTGAAATGTGCCGGTGGTTTGGCGTCCCGCCGCATAAGATCGCAGACCTCACGAATGCTACGTACAGTAATATTGAACACCAAGCCATCGAGGTTGTTACCGATACTCTGATGCCGTGGGTGTTACGGCTAGAGCAAGAGGCCGATTACAAGCTTTTAACGCTACGCGATCGTGGCGTATACACAAAAATAAACGTCGGCGGTCTGTTGCGCGGAGACAGCACCGCAAGGGCGAACTACTATCGGGCGATGTTCTCCATGGGGGCCATGTCGCCAAATGACATCCGCCGACTTGAGGATATGAACGACATTGATGCCGGCGATCAATACCTAGTACAGGTTAACTTGACGACGCTGCAAGATGTTGTCAATGTACAACCATCGGCAGGATTGGATGGCGATGACGAAACTGCACCTGTATCAGGAGATCGGCCGGAACCCATGGACGGGTGATGGCTTCGCGTCTGCTGATATGGCGGATTTTTTGGCCAAATTGCCGCCGAAAGAGCCGATCGAGATGTTTGTTGATAGTCCCGGAGGCGCCGCGTTCGATGGGATTGCTATTTACAACCAGCTTGTGCGCCATCGAGGGCCAGTGACGGCGACAATCGACGGGCTGGCCGCATCGGCCGCATCTCTTGTCGTAATGGCGGCAGAAACTGTGACCATGAGCAGCGGCTCGTTTCTGATGTTGCATAATCCATGGGGCTTCGTGGTTGGCGACGCGCGCGATATGCGAGCTACTGCAGATCAGCTAGACGGAATTCGGAAGTCGTATCTTGATGTCTACTCGCAGCGCTCCGGCCGTAATGCCGATGAGATCGCCGCGCTCATGGATGCCGAGACGTGGCTTGACGCGGCCGGCGCCGTTGCAGCCGGGTTTGCTGAAAGTGCGGATGAGGCGCGAAAGGCCGATGCGTTCGCGCGTGTCGCCCCGTTTGGATATCGTGCGGTGCCTGATGAGATCGCCAAGGCGCCCGTGCGTGCACGATCGGCGAGCAATCGCCATCTGCAAAATTTGGCGATCGTCAAGACGCGGCTTGCCGCGATGAGAAGGACCTGACGATGAGCAAGAAGCTCGACACCAAGGAGCCGGCACCGGTGCCGGGCGTCAATCTCGTTGACTACGGCGCGCGCATGGCGACGTTGGCCGAAGAAATGGAGGCAATTCACGCGAAGGTCCGCGGCGAAGAGCGCGACTTTAGCGACGATGAGGCGAAACGGCTTGATGAGCTTCGCGCGGAGTTCGACCGCATCGAGGCCGACAAGGAACGCGTCGATGCCATCGCTGCACGTGCCGAGCGCGTCGCGCAGGTCTATCGGCAGACGGACCCTGAGCAACCGGCAAAGCAGACTGTGCGTGTCCCGGCGGCAGCGCGCGACGCTTCCGAGAGTGGCCGGCATGGCTTCCGGGCGTTCGGGGAGTTCGCGCGATCTGTCATCCGGGCCAGTTCGAAAGAGAACCCGGTCGTTGACCCGCGGTTGAACTTTCGCGCGGCGACCTACGTCAACGAGGGCGTCGGCACCGAGGGTGGGTTCCTTGTCCCGCCGGATTTCCGCGCGCGGCTCACCGAGCTGGTGATGGGCGAAGACAGCCTGCTTGCTCGCACCGATCAGCAGACGGCCAGCGGGAACACATGGACAGCCCCGGCTGATGAAGCGACGCCGTGGGGCACCAGCGGCATTCAGGCCTACTGGGATGGCGAGGGCGACCAGCTGACCGCGAGCAAGCCGGCGTTCAACCAGCTTTCGCTGCGGCTCAACCGGTTGACGGCGCTCGTCAAGGTCTCCGATGAGATGCTCGAAGACGCGCCTGGCCTTGAGAGCTACCTGATGAGCAAGGCGCCGGCCGTGATCAACTTCAAGGTCAATCACGCGCTGATCAACGGCACCGGTGCCGGCCAGCCGCTCGGCATTCTCAAAGCTCCGTGTCTGGTGACGGTGGCCAAAGAGACGTCGCAGGCGAACTACACGGTCCGGGCGAAAAACATCATGGATATGTGGGCGCGGCTCTATGCCCCATATCGTGCCGGCGCCGTGTGGCTGATCAATCAAGACCTCGAGGCGGCCCTGCCGTTCATGGGCGCGTTGGTCACTACGCCCGACGGCACGACCGCTGCCGGCGGAGCCGGCCTCGTCTACATGCCTCCTGGCGGGCTGAGCGGCGCGCAGTACGGCACTATCTTGGGCCGGCCGGTGATCCCGACTGAGGCGTGTTCTTCGATCGGTGTGCTTGGCGACGTCATCCTT